GTGTTTGTTGAGCTTGTGCAAGCTCCATCTGATGCCTTTGATTCTGCTGCGCCAACTCTTGCTGGTGCCTCATAGCCGTTACTTCGGGTGACTCAGCCGGTTGATTTTTACTTGCCATCTCTTGTGTTTTGAGTTGTAATTCTTGAGCTTTTAGCCGCAACTCACCCTGTACTTTTTGGGCTTTAGTCTGAGCTTCCTGCTGTTTAATCTGCAACTCTTGCTGCTGCATTTGGATAATTGGGTCTTGTTGCTGCTGTTGAGCCTGTGCTTGTGCAGCTTTGGCTTTATCCATTTGTAGCAACTGCGTAGCGGCTTGGGCCACAAGTTTAGACAACTGTACTTCCGTTTCTTCATCCATCTTAGTATCAGGTGCAGGTAGTGTCGCACCCAACTGTTCTTGCAACTTCTGACGGTATTGAAACGCTACGTGTTCAGCTACGTGTGCCATTATTGCCGCTTGCATCTGCTGCGCCATCGGGTTCTGGCCTATTTGACCCATAATCACTGGGTCTTGGCTCATCGACATATGAACAGCAATGTGTGCGTCATGATCTTGGTAGATAAAAGCTTTTGTCGGTTTACCAACGAGGAACGACATGTTCTCACTAACTGGATCACGTGGAGTCTGGTCATCCTCAACCGGTACTAACTTATCCCCATTCTTAATACCTAATACTTCGATCATCTGCCTATGCAACTGGGGTAAGTTATATATCTGAGGGGCGCCATTAGCTAATTGAATAACCGCTTGGTACTGCATGATGCGCTGCGCCATAGTCGCACTGTTTGGATCAGATACGGGTATAACAGTAACCATATCGTAGTCATCGCGCTTGGCTTTACGGTCACCTTCTGCTGGGTCATACGAATACTCATCGGGTGTATGGTCACGGATAATGTCGCGAAGTAATTTAAACTCCTGCTTCATTGAGAAGTGAACCCGAGCTTGCACCGCACTCATAGTCTTTAGCTGACGTTCTAACAGGGCAAGTGTTGTCCCCACAGGAGCATTAGCACCCATATCAGACACGTTCATATCTGCTATAGAACCTAGGCGACGACCTTCATCCGTAATTTTATCTAGTAACCCAGCCAATACCTGACTTGGTTCTTTGTACGGCAGGGGCATAATGTTGTCGCGTACTGACCCACTAGGTATATCCACATCACGGAATTCACCCGGAGTTATAGGAGTGTCATCCCCTTTGATACGCAGCCCACGAGCTTTTAACCCGCCCGGCAAATTACTTAGCGTACCTGCATCAATTAACTGCCGAATTAACGACGTACCCGCGCGAGCATAACCACCGATGATATGTATCAAACCAAGACCGTATGCACCAAATCCCGGTACGTATGTATACTGCACAAAGTGCTGGCGCTTTAACTTACGCTCGTCATCTTCTTCCCAGTTCCTACGGATACCTAAAATAGTAGATGTACCACGCTCAATAGTTATGATGTAGGGCCGTGCTATACCATCTTCATCCTCATAACCCGGCAAGTCATAGTCAACATGGATTTCTAATATCTGGAAGCGATCATCGTCTGTTAGGCTGTAACCCTGATCTTCAGCCTTCTTCTTTTCAACATCCGTATGGATAGCAACTGGTTCACCCAAATCAGCATCTATATAGAACCCAGCTACTTGTAGCTTCTTAACCTCATTTTTAGTCTTACGCATTACATGCGTTAACCGCTCGGCAGTCTGTGCGCTCGATGCACCATAAGGAATAATTACATCCTCAGCCGGTATAAACATCGCAACCTGACGATTCAAACTTGGGTCAAAATAGACTTTCTTAAATGCAGCACCAGCTAATCCTAAGTTATATAACAGGCGCTCATGCTCAGGCCGGTACTCTTGCATCACTTCGGTTAACTGGAAGTTCATGTCATCTCTGACACGTTCAGCGGCTTCTTCTTTAGTCTTATCTAGTAACCCAATAATCTCAGTCTTAACTGGCCCTTGGGCGGGGAATGTCTCAATTATTGTTTCACTCTGGAACTTAATAGCAGCTTCCGTAAGTATTGTAGAGAACACACCACATGCACCATTCCAAGGCTCAGTTCGTTCTTCGTACTTCATACCCAGTACATCTAGCCCTTTGACGTACATTTCAGTCCAGTCTTTACGACTATTAATATCTGAGTCAACCATCTCCAACAGATCGCTTGCAATCTTCTGCAAGTCACCCTCATTTATCTCTTCAGCTAGATTACCGTCAAAATCACCTTCTGATTCTTCATCTTCAGGCATCAGGTCAATAGTCATACCATCTATACCAATCTGTAACCCTTCAGGGTTTTCAATCATAATCTCAACACCCGGGCCTTCTTCAATATCTTCTGGCTCTGGGGACAATGAATCTAACCCTAATGGGGCTTGGGACAACGAGGGAAACATATTAGTAGCCATAATTAATCCTTAGTAGTACGGTTGTTGGCGCTTAAAGTATCTAACTTCTTCTGGCTCGTCGGAATCTAGCCTCAGGAACCCACCACGCCTAAACCGCATAATAGCCTGTGAGGTTGAATCCACTAAGTCATCATGTTCGCCGGAAGGGAAACTCGCTACTTCTTCAACTAGTTCTTCTGCCCAATGGGTGTTAGGTACCCATACTCTACCAGATGCAAATATATCAGCAACGGCGTTTAATCGTGCAATTTTATCATTACCCTTAGACGGAGTATATTCCTGTACTGGTATACCCATCGCCCGCAACTCAAATATGAGAGGACTACCTGCGGCTTTAGCTTCAACTATTAACCCTTCTGGTTTCCATTCTTTCCACTCTTCGTACGCCCGTTGTTTAAGCTCCGGAAACTCCATACGCTTTTTAAATGAGTTCAGCAGTATGATATTCGCCTGTTGCACTCCAACATCATTAGGATGGTAGAACACGCCCCACGTAGTACACGCCGAATAGTCAGCACGTTCAGACTTTAAAAACGCCGTATCCCAAGACTGAATAATAAAATCACAAGCAGGAGGCTCAGTTTCTTCCCAAATCCTCCACCATTCACGCTTTATAATGGCAGATACCTCAGAAGTTGGATTTTGCATGTACTGCGCCATCCATTTTCCGCTAGGAAGTTCGTTTTTTAGGGCTAAAAGCTCCTCTTTACTCCAAAATTCAGGCCAAAGTGGGCGATCTTCATCAAAAAGCGCAGGAAACTCAATAACTTTCCACCCATCACCGTTCCTTTGAGCATCTGCTTTGATAACTTGACCCGTTAAGTCCTTTTTAGACCATCGAGTCATCACCATTATGATGCTTCCACCCGGCTGTAGACGCTGCCGAGGCCCTGATGTGTACCATTCGTACGTCTTATCGTAGATAAATGGGTCAGTTTCCGCTAATGTTGCTTCTTGTTCTGAGTGAGGGTCGTCAATAATGAGGATATCGGCACCCTTACCCGTAACAGCACCACCAACACCGATCGCAAAGTAGTCTCCACCTTGGTTAGTCGCCCATCTGCCAGCAGCCTTGGAATCAGATTGTAGTCCCACTCCCGGGAAAATTGACTTATATACTTCTGAGTCCACCAAGTTCCTGACTTTCCGACCAAATCCCACGGCAAGCTCAGCGGTATGCGAGGTTTGAATGACTTTTTTCTGAGGAAATTTACCCAAAAACCAAGCAGGTAGTAAGTAACTAGCAAATTCGCTTTTAGTATGGCGTGGAGGCATATTGATAATAAGTCGCTTACAAGTACCATTGGCAACCTGCTCAAACGCTGCAGCCATTCTTTCATGATGTCTCCCGCTAATAAAACTAGGCCAGACCTTCCTAACAAACGGCATAAACTTATTCTGTGCCGCTTCCTTGTTCTTTAAGTTTTCTAGTAACTCTAGGTCTTCTAATAGCTTTGTCTGCTCCGCTTCAGGCAGGAGGTGTAATACTTTGGGTATGTCCTTAAGAGATACCGAATTTAAAATTTCTCTAGCTAGCATCAGTATCTTCAACTACTTCGTGATACGTTGTTACATTCTGTTCTACCGGAGTGCCCATATCGACAACACCTAGTGTGCTATCCAGATCCATATCAGAGACTGACGGTACATCTATTATGTCGGCATTTAACAAGCGTTTGACTCGTTCTTTAATGGCAAACTCAAGGTCGCTAGATGTTTTATAGTTAACCGTAACCTCGGAGCGTTCAGTAAATAGTGCAATATCTGAGTGCTTGCCCAGCAGTTCTATGGCTTTAAGTTCTAATCTAGCATCGCCGCAGTTGGCTATTTCCATTAACTTATTTGTTAACGCTGAACGCACATCGTTCATCTCAACTGCCAACCGTGCACTATATATACGTAGGAATTCTCTAGCAGCAAAGGCTGCGTTGGGTACGGCTAGTGCTTTCTTATCCTGAGTCTTTACCGCTTGCTCTACTAGGTTTGCTACTTTCGTAGCGTCCTCCACATTCATTTCCGGTGGCGGGCCTAATTGTTCTAGTAGTTCTGAAGTATTAGCAAGTACCGCAAGTTCTTCGGCAAAAGAAGATGTGTGCATGTCCTCAGGGACATACGGTATGGGGTGTTCTCTAGATGGTTCTATATTAACAGTCGTCATATATGGAAGGAAAGGCGCACTCCAGTTGACGCACTATAACACAACTGTGTTCCAATTTGCCACAATTAATTTAAGTTCTTCTAATGTTGCATTGCTTTTTATAGTATTAGCCCTAGATGAAAGTATTTGTACATTATCTACTACATATCCTTTAGAAGGATTTATTTTGTCTAAAGTAGCATAATTTATTGGACATGTTTTTATACTATATAAAGCATAAGTAAGTTCTAAACCAAGTAATGGGCAATGGGTAACTATTAATTTTTCATAGTCTTTAACAGTTAAAGTCTTTCTTAATTTACTTTTATTTCCATTTTTAGAACGATGAATCCAGTTACCAATGACTGTAGTTTTATTATATCGTTGATTTACTTTTGGTTTAGGTGGCCCTACAAGCTCAAAATACTTTCTTGGCCTTCCACGTTTTGAAAACTTTTTAGCAGCTTTTTTTTGTTGCGCTGCAATACTCTTACGTATATAGCTGCATTTTACACAATCGCTGTTACGTACATACCTAGTTGTTTCGTGCCCATGTAAGCAGGGTTTACCTTCATATACTTTAAGGCCAAGGGTTTTTGCTATTTTACGGGGGGACGTAGTTTCCATAATTTAAATATATCACAAAATTACGTGGAGGGGGTTAATTTAATTTTTTTTGTAAAATTTTTAGTGAAAATAAAAATAAAAAAGCAAGGGGGCCTCTCCGTATATTGAGGGGGTGGGGTATGTATACGCTAGTATTGGGAATGTATATAGCAGGAAGTGCATGAAATTTTAATGGGATTATATGGAGTGGATAGGATGAGCATATCAGTGTGTATAGCAGTTGGTGTGGATTCCTTGATTTACTTTGTGGGGTCGGGGGGTAGTGGGGTTCACTTAATG